AAATACCAGCAACAAACTGTTGTCCCAACTGATATATTCTATTATTTATCGTAGTAGTTACCCCGCTAAAAGATGAATTAATTGTTAATGTTGGTCCAACAATTACAGAACAAGTAATTGTTGTTCCATACCCAATATCCGGATTTGAAGTAAATGGAATAATTTTAAATCCAGTTTCACTTGAAGCTAGTCCTGTTGGTTGATAATATTTCAATACTCCAGTTATTGGATCCCAGGAAGCTACAAATCCTATCGCTGTTGATCCAAATCCAACAGTCTGTTTTATAACTGCATCTACAGCGTATGTTGTATTAGTAGTAACTCCGCTTAATTTTAAAGCATTTAATCCACTAACCACTGAAGTATCTAAAATTTGAACATCACTTCCTGAAATAGTAGGATTTTTTAGTATCCCAACTCTAGCAAAATCATTTCCTAAAATAATATCAGGATTACTATCTAAGGTTTCATATCTAGAGTAAAGTAAAACCTTATAAGCACCAAGTTCTCTATAAATATCGTACCCATGACCACCCTTTGGTGGAATAATAACATTAAAAGAAGCTATAGAAGTCGTACCAATTCCAGTGTTACTTAACTGTTTTAATGGACCAGTTACCTCGGATCCAGGCGCGCCAGGATAAAATTGTATTGTTCCATAGGTATAATTTTTTCCACCATCAGTAACAAATACTTCAGATACTTTACCAAAAGAATCAATTGTAATTGTTGCTTTACCTCCAGTTCCATCTCCCAATATGGGTACATTTGAAAAAGATGTTGAAATTGGTTGATAATTCGTTCCTCTGCTATTAATTATAACAACTTCTATTTTACCATCAACAGAATTGGTTTTTGTAGAAATTGATTCACCCGTACTCCCCCAGTTTTCGGGAACAGGTATATATTCAATAGAATCAAACTTAACGATTTCAGAAGGTTTAATCGTATATAAGTATTTCCAAATATATCCATCACCACTAGCTCCTGCAGCTCTTGGTTCTAAATCAATAAATGTAGGTTGGTCAAAAGATGGCCTACCTTTTGGATTTTCGGGATCAGTTCCGTTTTGTAGGCAAATATATACTCTCAAATCTTCATTTATAACATAAAAATTTGATTCATATAAACCAGTTTGAGATGTAACTGGAGTAACATTATAAACATTATAGTCATGTCTGTACATTTCAAAAGTGTTTCCTGCTACCCAGGTAACTTTTCTGACGAGTCTTCGTACATCCTGACTTGTGATTTGTTTTAATGATATGATACTTTCTTTAACTACATATTCCTCTTTAAATCCATCTACAGGAGATGGAGTATTAGCAATCCAATTTGAAGAGCCGCCAGCGGCAGGACTAGTACTATTTGGTAGCCCTATAAAAGTGTAATACTTATTTGATGTGTCGCCCACACCAGAAACACTTTTTACAAAGTTTTCAGCATTTAAAACTCTAAATTGATCCGATATTATAGCGGGCATTTTAAAATATACTTTTTTTTATTTAGTTACCTTTTACTTACTTATAATATTTCTGGTTCTTATGACTTTTGGCGAAGTAGATAGTCCAGAACTTCCATTATCAGTAAGAGCTGTGAAGGTTTGAGGATTTCCTAAAACTCTATTTTGGTAGTCGTATATTTTGCCCCAACTATATCTTCCATAGAAATTATTTGTTCCAATTCCAGTATTATTTGATCCTCTACTGTAAACTTTTACATAATTATCAACCATGGGAGCAAAGTTGCATGTTACTGTTACTATACCAACTGATGGTGTCGTTATATCTTCAACAATATAAACACCGTCTAGGAAAGATTTTGCTATTCCAATTTTAGAATTTGGATAATTACTCATACCACCAAGAAGGGTTGTAATTCCAACTAAGTCACCACCAGTTTGAACATTACTATCAGTTATTACAAAATAATCTCCTTTTGATAGTTGGCTATTAACAATACCAAAAGCATTCAGTGCAGAATACCCTACACCTAAAGTACTATTATCATATTGTTCGGATTTTAAAGTGAAAGAAATTTTTGGAGATGTGGTTCCTATACCAGGAGTTCCTGCGATATATGTAATAATTCCCACAATTATTCCATGATCTCCTACAGCTTTAAATGACTTAACGAATTCAGTTTTATATGTGTCACTCTCTATTAAAACTGGTGGCGAACTGCCAAAGCCATATCCAAATCCAGGATTAACTATTTGGATAGATGTTACACTCCCGTTATTTGTAGTAGCAGTTGCAGTTGCAGAATTGTAAACCGGATCTGCATACATTATAGTAGATCCAGTTCCAACAAGAACATATCTCCCATCTGATCCAATATTATTTGTAAATATTAAATCATTGACATTTTTTGATTGTAGTGTACTTCTGTAAACCCAATTTGTCAAATTAAAGGAATAATACAATTGTCCCGAAGACGTCACTGCTACATAGAAACCATAATTATAATATATGTTTACTAGATTTTCGGCTCCAAGATTATTTGAAATAAGTTGATAGTTATCTCTATTAATTGATTTTAAAATTATTCCTTGATTTCCAACTATAATAAAGTCTCCATTAACATAGATTATTTTATTTAAATTATTGGTTACTGGAGATGCAGTGTTTTCCCATATTGTTCCAGTATCAGAAGTTCGAATTGTACCATTATTACCAACCGCAACAAAATAAGTATTACCAAATACAACACTATTAAAATCGGACAATGTTTCGGAATATCTACTAACAAAACTACTTGTACTTATACCATTGCCAATAAAAATAGATCCACCAGCTCCAACAGCAACCCAAGTATTAACAGAATTAGAATATACTATTTGATTGAATGTTCCGGTATATGCACTACCCACTCTACCTACAGCTCCTATACCTAAAACAATAATATCTTCTTCTAATGGAATTTTAGTCCAACTAGAAATAACAGATCCGCTATCTGTAGCTCTTATGATTTTGCCTGCAGTTCCAGCAGCGACTAATAAATTACTTGTACCAACACCGACCACTTGAATTGAATTAAAATTGGAGGTTTGGCTAAATCCAACTGTATCGACTTGCCAAGATATTCCATCAGAACTTGTAGCAAAGACTGAACTACTTCCGATAGCAACAAATTTATCTTTATATTGTATAGATTTAAAATCATATGATGTAGTTACCCCTGTTGCAAATTTCCAATTAAAAATAGGATCTTTTAATTTAATAGCAGATTTTGAAATAACTACTTTTGGTGATTGTGTATTTGCATAACCAACTCCGCCATTTGTTACAACCACAGAAGAAATCGTAGACGAAGAGGAAACTACAGCTTGACCCAAAGCAGAAGTAATAGATTTATCTTCAAATATGAAAAGATCTCTAATATCTTCAGCGAGTTGATCTAAATCCGAAAATAAAGGATACGCATTATCAACATATATCGCCGAATCTTGTGGTGAAATAGTTTTAATAACGGTTGCAGATGGTCTTATATTACTTTGGAAACTTGGTCTTGATTTAGAGTACAATGTGCCACTGATTACGGTGTCACTGATTTGTTTTTGCCAGGTAAGAGGTCTAATTTTTGTTGGATCAGTTATTATCCCAACAGAATAATAATTAAAAGTTTCTAATTGGTCAGAAGCCGTTATTTTTTTAACAACACGATCAAATTGAGAAATATCAAAAGGATCTTCTGGATTTTCCTGAATTATTACTTTATCTCCGGGTTTAATTGTTGGTGGTGGTACAATCAACTCAACATCATTAGATGACCCTCTGTAGTACAGAATAAAACATTTTGATCCTGGTTTAGGCGCCTCGGTAAATATGACTCTACTTCCAGAGAATTTGTACGATGAATTTGGAACCTGTAGTACATCGTTTATGTATATAAAAATATTATTTGTTACATCTAAGTTTGTTCCGACAGGAACTCTCAATCCAAGAACTTGTTTTACCCCATTTATAGTTGTAGAAAGAGTAAACTTTTTCCTAAATCCATTAAAGAATTGAGAAATATCATCAAATTTTATAAATTGACCAGGATAGAAACCAGAAAAACTATCTGTTTCAACTTCTTCGACCGTTAATATAAATGGTTGATATTGTTTAAAGGATACTATACCACCTTGAACATAATAATGTGGTATACTTGAAATAGAACCAGCTTGTATAGTAAATGTGTTTGTAGATGCAACGGAAATAACTCCAAATTCATAAGCTCCATCACCACTAGACTCAGTGTATCTGAGAATTCTTTGCATAGTTGGAACTTTTTTAGTTATTCCACCACTGACATAATTATGAACAATTGTAGAAATGCCTGCATTAAATGTAAAGGTGTTTGTAGTTATACCTGTAACAGTAAATGTGGCCCCATAAATGGAAGACCCTGGATATGGATATATCGTTGATGTAATACCAGCTTGCGCTGTTCCACCCGAAACATAAGTATGGGCAATACTAGAAATACCAACATTAATGGTAAATTTAGTATTACTTATTATAGAATTAACTTTAAAAATGTCCCAATTACTCAATGTATTTGAGCTAGATCCTGGATACGGGAATATTGTAGATGTAATACCAGATCCACTGGGACAAGTAAGAGCGATTCCAGCTAACTTGATTTGTTTTCCTTTAATAGCTAAGTGATTACTTGCGGTAGTGATTGTTGCTATTCCAGATACTTTATCATAAACAAGATTCGTAATATTTACAATTGGATTTTGAACATATCCAGGACAGGTAAGAGAAAGACCTGCCAAAGTAACTTTATCTCCAATTAGGTAACCATGATTAGTTGAAGTAGTCGCTGTTGCAATACCAGTTGTATTAGTATATTTAAATGTAGTAATTCCTATTTCTGGCCAACCAACAAATACATGTGGAATTGTAGAAATTCCAGAATTTATTGTAAAACTTGTGGATCCTAAAGATGTAAGAACTGGGAATACTTTTCCATAAGTACTTGTGCCATCGGGGAATATTGTAGTTGTTACACCCGATTGAGCTGTCCCGCCAGAAACATAAGTATGTGCAATACTAGAAACTCCCGCGTTAATTGTGAATTGTGTATTACTTAAAACTGAGTTGACTTTAAATACATCAAATGTCCCACTTACAGCGTTTGGACTTGATCCTGGGTATGGATATATTGTTGATGTAATACCAACTGTTGCTGTACCACCTGAACTATAAGTGTGTGCAACAGTAGAAATCCCTGCATAAAATACAATCGTCGCACCAGAAGTACCTGCAAGAACCCGGAACACATTAAAAGTTCCCCCAAGGGTATTTGGACTACTATTTGGATAAGAATTGCCCAAGGTCCCTATACCAGCTGAATATGGAAACTTGGTGGTTGAATACCCGATAGCTTCTGATGGGCAAGAAAGAATGATATCAGCAAGTTGAACATATTCGCCGGGTATTAATCCATGATTTGCGTTAAGTGTAATGGTTGTTATGCCGGTAGAATTAGTATAAACAAAATTGGTAATATTATAAGTTGCAATTCCAGTTGCACTATGTGCAGCACAAGAGAATGCAATTCCAGCCAGTTTTACTTGTTTTCCTGTAACTGCACCATGATTAGAGGATGTTGTAATTGTAGCAATACCAGCTATATGATTGTAAACAACATTACTAATATTGACTGCGGCATTCGTTGTGTATGATGGACAATTAAACGGTAAATTATATAAAAATACTTCGTTGCCTGTTTGATTATATGGAACATCAGTTCTCAATAATCCATGAGGAGAATAAGTAACAATTGTAGAAACCCCAGTAACATTATCATACGAGAATGTTTTAATTCCTACTTCATCATATCCACAAGTAAATGCAATTCCAGTTAAAATTACATCATCACTTTCGTTTAAATTATGAGAATTTGATGTAGTTATCGTAGTAATTCCAGTTAAATTATTATATGTTAAATTGGAAATCGATAGTGTATCATATCTAAATGTAGTATTGGTTTTTATTCCAAGTGGTGTTAATTTATCACCAACTCTATATCCTACCCCAGGTTCATCAAATTTATAGGAAATTATACTAGATCCCAGACTAACCTCAACTGTTAATTTCGCCTTTTGACCACTTCCAGATGATCCAGAAGTATACCCAAGAGATAAATTACTATATCCTGTAGGTATTCCAATTACTACTTTTGGACTAGATTTTTCTGGTATTGTCGTATAACCAGTTCCAGCATTTACAATAACAAATCCAGTTATTGTTCCAGCTGCACTAACTAAAGCGGTTATGCTTGCACCAAATCCAACAGTGGCTGCAATGCTGACAACTGGGGCAGATCTATATCCTGATCCACCACCAGAAACTCTAACACTACTAATAGTTCCAGTAACAGATACGGTTGCAGTTGCAGCTGCTCCAATTCTTGGAATATATCCATGACTTGTTGACACGGCAACTTTAGATATTTTTCCTGCTTTTGGAACTCCAGATAAAAATTTAAGTGTGTTTGTTCCAGATCCATCAATCGTAAAATCTTCTAATGGATTTTGCGAAACATTATTAATTGTTATTATCGGATTATTACTTATTTCAGTACTACTATTGACAGTATTAAATAAACTATTTACGGTTTGTCCTTTAGACTTTATAGTAAACTGTGTCGCAGCAATACCGGTAAAAGATAATGTCAAGTCATCAATAAGTAAATTTTTGTCTTGAGGAACACTAGGATCAAATTTTCTACTGAAAACTCTAGCATTAAAAATAGATCCGGTCAATAGTCCTACTCGACCAATTTTTCCATATGGAGCAGTATCAAAGTATATAACATCGCCGATAATATTAAAATTACCGTTTAAAACGGTAACAGATGTTCCAACGGTATGTGATGCTGCAACCGAACCAAAATATCCTCTTACAACCTCTATTTTATTTGCTGACGAAACGCCAATTGTTTTAATTGAAACTAATTCATCCGCTAAATTAATAATATCATTTTTAGCTAATGAAGAAATTCCTGATGATATAGTTAATATTGTTGTTGATGCCGTCGAAACACTAGAAGCTAAAGAAACATTTAAAGGTTTTCTGGTTAAAGCTTTTTGTATTATTCCATCAATAGTAACTAATATACTGTGATTTGGTTCTTTATATTCAAGATGATGAATAGCTGTTCCTACACCAGTAATATCTAAAAATACACTAGTAGACAATCCAGATAATTTAAATTCATTATCATTTAGTTTATATACAAAGAGAGATTTTGGTAACACTTTAGTGCCCAGTTCAAGTGGACTAAATGTTAAATTATCATTTGAATCTGTACCTCCGATATAAGTTCCAGCAACAGAAACTATAGAGGTAGATGCATATCCAGATCCACCATTTAAAACTCCAACAAAATTAATTGCTCCAGAAGAATCTCTAGAGATATCAAAAGTAGCTCCAGATGAATCATTAGAAGGAACGGAAAGATAACTTTGATTTGATTGCCCAGAAATTACGGTTGGTCCAGTTTTTGAAATTACAAATGTAAGATCATTGGTTGGAGTGGCACCACCCAAATAAGTTCCTGCAATAGAAACAGTTTGTCCCACAGAATATCCCTTACCACCTTTAGTGGGTAATATTGAAGTCGAAAGTGGTTGACCAGTAGTTGAAGAGTATGATCTGAATACTGTAAATTCAGCTGTAGATCCGGTTGTTGTTATTCCGATAACTTGAACATATGATTTAGAAGTTGGCCCAACAGGTACTAGAACCGTACCCACTCCAGTTATACTTGTCGTTATCGCAACAGAATATCCATTTTCAAGAACCGCAGTACCATTAAAATTATGAACCTGCATTAAAGTTGAAGTTATTCCTGAAACATAAGAAGTTGTAGCAATTCCAATAGGACTTCCATTAGAATAAGAATATATCAATTCTTGACCAGACTGAAAATTATGATTTGGAATTATGAATGTATCAGTGACGGAATTAATATTATTACTGGAAACTTGATGTTTAAATAACGGAGTTCCATTATTTTTTAATTTAAATGTTGTTAGTCCAACTATACCTCCACCTCTTTGTATAGATGGATATGTTATGATGCTTGGAGCTGCAGTTACTCCAATTCCAATTACTGAAGTAATAATTCCAATATAGTTACTAATTGCGCTTTGAACATCTGCACAACAATTTTCACTATAAGATAAATTGCAATTAATGTCCGGTAAAATTGTAGTATTTGAATACTGTGTTGTAGATATAAATGCTCGTTGAACTGTTCCCCCGTTTACATAATCATGAGTAATAGTAGATGGTCCCGTATTAACTCTAAATGTAACTCCATCAATAACTTCTACTTTATAAACAAATCCTTTAGGAGATAACGAAGCATTTCCATCTGGTCCTGCACCAAGACTCGGGAAAATTGCAGTGGTTATTCCACCACCAGAATTACAAGAAAGAGTTATATTTTTTAAAACAACATAATTTGTAGTCGTAGTTGAGAGTCCATGAAAAGTTGTAGTACCAACTGTGGATATACCTGTTATATTATTATAAACTAAACTATTAATACCAACTGAATTAGCAAGTTGATATGAAGTTTTAACTCCTGTATTGTTAATAATAAACTTAGTTAAATCAACAATATACTTAAATCCGGCTATCGTTTCGGTAGTTTCTCCATCCACATAATTTATTCCATCGACAGTTGACCAGTATGAAAGTGCTGCCTCAACCGTTTTATTATTTGAGTTATATTTGAGATCGTGTGAAACTGCATCAACAACCAATCCCACATCTCTTGCACAAACATCTCTATCCCAATCTGGATTGGTGGTGATTCCAGGATAGGTAGCAGTTATAAATCCTACAACTTCTTCTTGAATGAATAGTCGGTTACCATCTATCAAATCAGATGCATCAGCAAATCTATCACGCAAATCCTGTACTGAAGTCCCGTCAAATTGATTACTTATATCATCGACCTGAATAACTTTATTTGTTTTGTTTACTATGAAAGAACTCAAATCAATGCCGCCATCAAAAAATATATTTTGAGTGGATCCATCTGATAGGGTTTCTTCTTCATAAACTCTAGCAAAGTTTTGTTTATTACTAAAATTTATTACTGAATCAACATTAATAAAGGTAGATGAATCATTACCTAATAATTTTGGTCTCATATTTGTTGACTTGGAAATACCAACATTAACTTCATTTAATGTCGCTTGAGTAAATATTTCCAAATCAGAAAATTCTTTAAATCCGGAAGGATGTACTATTGATCTTACGGATTCTCTCCATATATTATATGGAACATCACTTCTAATAGAATAGGAAAATTTTTGATAGTAAAAATTATCAGAAATTCTTTGAGAATATTCATTTAAAATACCAGAAGAAAGATCTATTGAAGATCGTTTATCACGAGAGATACCTAGTGTTGCATATAAATTAAATACATCAAAATATTCAACAGTTCCATTAATTCTAGAAGTATCTCCAAAAATTTTGTCTAGGACATTTATTTCGCCAGATATATTTTTTAATCTCATTTGATTGAGTTTATTGTCCCAACCATTTTCCATTATTACTCCAGAAAACTTTGCGGAGGATATTTTTTCATTAGAAAAATAATTTACATCATCTTTCAACACCATTTCAAAAACTGGTAAATCTTTTTTATTGATGACTGAACCTAAACCAAAATCATCATCATATGTACCAAAACCACCCGTAGCAATTCCTGCCATATCATAAGTAACAGTATTATTAACAGAGCTAACTCCTACAACATCAAAAAATCGATAATCGTATGAGGATGAGTTAAAATTAGCTAACTGTGCAGTGGATGGTGTTATTCTACAATTTTCAATAAAAATTTGATCTCCTGGAGCAAATGGGAATGTATAAGCGGTTTCACCAAATCCAGAAGGTATAAATGGATTGTTTGAGGCTATACTATTTGTTAATTCTAAAGTTACTAAATTTCCAGAAATAGAAACTGAATCTATTTCATATCCATTTGAATTGTGTATTGTAAATATTTCAAGAGGATTTGATATTGAAGTAGAATTTTTAATAATATCTACAGAAACCACAGATCCTGCAGATACATTAGAGGCAAGTTCTATACCATTAGTATCGTTTCTTACTATTAATTTTGGTGCAGTATTGAGTCTTCTACCTCCAGTAACTATTCCAATATAGTTTATGGTTCGTATATCTTTTACCCCAATAATAGTTGGTACACTCAAAAACGGTGAAAGTGTAGGGTCTGTTGGATAATCAAATCCATCCTTTACTCTATCAAAAGTTTCAACTCTACCAATTGTTGGAGATATAAGCTTTACGACAGCATTTGTACCTAAGGTGCTTTTTATTCTTTTAACAATTGGTAATTTCTTGTATCCTCTACCCTCAAAATTAATTTTTAATTCTGATACTGGCCCTAAAGCATTGGTAGATGTTGTTTTATAAGAAAACTTAGTTAAATTTTGAACTAGAATTTGTTTTTCAATATCTGTTAAGTTTTTATTATTATCGAATATAAATTTTTTACTAGATGGTACAGTTGTTACTACAAATGTATCATTAAGTTTATGATTTATTATTGAAATTTTATTGTTGGATATTACATCATAATCTGTTGATATTTGTTTTTTACTTTCTTCAGAGGATCCCTGAGAGGAAAATTTGTAATATATGGGGAAATTTTGTTCTGAAAGATCTAAAATAACTTTTGCGCCCGTATTTCCAGGAATTGCAGTTCTAGTTACAAAAAATCCACTTCTTTCATTAATACGCTCAATAAAGTTTACATCATAATAAAATTGTAAATTCAAATTAAGTAAACTAGAATCAGATAAATCAAATTCTATTTTTGTAGTTCTTATGCAACTAATCTGGGGGTTAATATAATATAATTTTTGATTAGATCCACCTGTTGATGAAAAATTTATAAATTTGGATTCGAATATATCGCTTCTATGCTGACATAGTTTTATAGAATTGAAGTTGGTTTTTGAAACATAATAAATTCCATAATTTGATAGTCCATTAATTGGATTTTGTGCAATATACACAAGTTTATCGCCAGTATTAATATTTCCCGAATATGAAGAAATATCTATAGTATCATCGTTAACGGATACATTGCTGTTTGAAAATGGAATTTCTCGCATCAAAATTTTTCTATTTACAGGATCAAAAATAACTTTTATAACTTCATTATAAGTTGTAGATATATTGAATTTTATTCTATCGCCAACTTTTAAATTATGATTTGTTTTTGTTGTTACTATGCCTACACTTTTTTGTAGTGTTCCCGTTATTTTTGGATTTATAGTAGTTAAAGAGTGAGCCGCTCCTATCACTCCATAAGCTTTTTCTTGATCCCAAAATTGTAAACAATTATTAGTAGTGCCTATTCCTATCGAACTTGTAAATCCAATTGTAGATAGTCCAACATAATCTCTACCTAAATTTACAGCGTAGACTAATTGATTATCCTGTAATTTAAATGAAACTGAAGATCCTACATTATTTACAAACAAAGATGTACCCGCAATTCCAGATCCAGAGTTGTAAATTAATGGTTGACCGGTAAAAAATTTGTGGCCAGGTATGAATATACTTCTTGTTGGAATAAATCTAATTTCAAACTGCGATGTACTTCCAACTCCCACAACATTCCGAGTTGAACCGCTGGTGCCAATACCTACAGTAAATCTTGGATCAAAAAATGTCGTATAGTTTTCAAGTCTATAATTACTTGAATCATTTAATTCAACTGTAGGAACTCCTGTTAGTGGTTGTAAACCAGAATCACGGATATCACCTCCAATTGTTGCAATTTTAAATTCTTTTGGAAGTAAAAATACTGTATCAATTCCAACAGAATGAATTCCAGTATTTTGAAGTCTATTTACAAAAAATCCAGATCTTCTAATATCAACATTAGTAATTAATAAAATTTCTGTTCCTATTCCTATAAAATCATTCGATTTAAATCCATTAACATCTTTTACTTTTATAAAAGTTGATATTCCAGTTGAATTTAAATCACCAATAGATTCTAGTAATTCCGATTTTTTTTCTGCAACTTTAGCATATTTAACACCTTGTAATGAAAGTGCAGTAATTGTTGATACTCCACTAATTAAAACTGGTTGACCATTTACAACTCCATGCGGTGAACTTGTTCGTATTATAGTATCAGGTATACTAACTATGACTTCGTAGTTAGTTATTTTATCTTCGATTAAACTAAAGTTTGTAATTTCTCTACCTTGTAATTCACTTACAACCACATTTGATTGTATACCCCCAGTATCACTTATGTCTATTTCTACAGGATCATTAACTTTATAATTATCTCCAGCAGAAAATATAGATACATCTTCTATTTTACCAGAGTTTATTTCGGTTATAATAAATTCTTGTTTATATTCTTCTAGTACTTTATCTATTAAATCATAAGATGAATTAGCAGAGTTTAGATAATATGGACCAACATTTCGAGTTAAACTTGTATCAAAAATTTTGGAGTCTTGATTAAATCCAGGTAAGAAATTTTCTTTCACTGGTTTATTATAAAAATACGGACCAACTACATATGGGTATTTGGGAACAGGTTCATTTGCGGCATTAAGCTCAATTGTATTATAATATGCATATACCCCATTTGGGTATTCTGGAGTTATGGAAAATCTACCATTATGTTGATCTAAATCACCTGAACCATCAAAAATATAATCATTAATGAAAAATCCATTTTCAAACAATGGAGGTCTTTTACCTGGAGTTAAGTCAATATTCAATATATAACTGGGATTCATTCTTCTTATAAATCCACCAGTTGTTGTGTCATATGCATATGGCCCATAGATAGGGTTTCCATCATATGCATAACCCAAAATTGGAGAATGATTAAGTGTACCTGTATTTTCTTTATTATTTTGTCCTAGATTATCTGATAGTTGATATCTTAATTTTTTAGGGACATAAAAATTGATAAATTGTAATTCAAGTTCTGGATTTTTAGAAGAATACAAAACACCATCATCATCATTGTTAATAATATTTTTACTTTTGACTACTTGATTTATTTTCCATTCAGTTATATTTGTTAAAAATTTCGCATTCAATCCTCTATTCTTTAAAGTTAATATTGTAGTTTTTGAATCATACCCTACACCACCAAAAACTATATTTACAGCAAATAGTTTTCCATCCTGTACAATTGGTTCTATTTGTGCGTAACTTCCTTCGCCTGAAATTGATATTTCGGAATTTTCTCTAAAACCATTGCCTCTACCGATAATTTGAACATCAACTATTGAACCATTAATGATGATTGGCTTTAAAATAGCTTCAGATGTTATACTTGCAATTCCGGTATTCGGTCTTCTATGATAATTAACAATATTTGTACATCCATATCCAATACCCCCATCCTCAACATAAACATCTTCGATAACACCCAGTACAATTGGTTTTAGCTCTGATTTTATATTTGTAGTAGCTCCTGTTCCAGATTTTGATTCTACACGTACTTCAATAGGTGGATATCCAATAATATGAGTTCCAATTCCTAAAGAGTTGAATTTGACAAATTTATTTTTTATGTAATTTTCATCGCTTAAAGAAGTACTAACTCCAGAATTATAAAGTCTAAATTTATCATTATCTATAACTTTAACCTTGTAGTATGAAATAGATGATAATCCGCTTATCGCAGTGTTTGTAGAACTGTATATTACAACCTCTCCGTTAGAAAATCCATGATTTTTTGCAAAAATATAAGAATCAAAAGTATTAATGCCTAAAGTTCTATTATCAGCTGAAAGTATAGAAGGAACTTTTATTTTTCTATTTGAATATCCTTCTCCAGGATCTTTTACATAAATCTTTGTGAAGGTATTTTTATTTTTTAAAGTTCTTATGAAATGGAATCCAGAGGAAATTCCAATAATATCTATTTCACTTGTTTTTTGGAGAGCATCTATTCTATTATTGAATAATTTGATCTTATTATCAGTCAAAATTCCAACAAAATATGTTGAACCATTAACAATTCCTAAAATATTACTGTTATTATTTGAATCATAAATTATCTGCTCGCCGTCTTCAAAAGGAACTGTATTTAAAAACTGTATAGTATTAGCTGCTGGAATTACATTGAGGTCTGCTTTAAATCCTGCGGAAATTTGTGTATTGACAAAGTTTGATTCTAATACGCAACCTCTGCCATTTCCACCGATGATGGTAATTTTAGGTTTATCTTGATATCCATATCCAGCATTTAGTATTTTAATTTCCCTAACTGTTCCGGAAAGATTTACATGTGCTTTACATCCAGATCCAGTATCATCATTTACTACAATTGGTGGAACATCAATTAAATCGTAATCCTGCCCTTTATTAGTAACATTAATTGACGAGACTGTTCCATAGTAAATATTTTCATCGAATAAAGTTGGAGAAAGTAGTTCGACCCCATTATTCAAAAGACCCAATTCTCTGTTAAAAGTAGTTCTTTCGTTTAAATCATCAAATGCTGCCTTTATCCGATTAAAAGGAAATTTTTTTAATAACTTTTGATGTTTTATAGTTTTATCTTGATATCCACTCGTAAATAAAATATCATTAGTTATTGGTATAGTAGTTGTTATATATTTTTTTGAAAAAACATCTGATCTACTATAAGAAAATTTTAATTTATTATTATCAACTTTAGTAACAAAATAAAGTCCTGTTTGTATTCCTGATACTTGTTGAGGTTTATAATAAACTACCTCTCCACTTAAGTAATTATGATTAGTAACATTGAAAGTATCAGTCTTAGAAATTCCAGCATTAGTTGATAAAGATTTTTTATTATCTGTGGAAAAAATTGTATAATTTGGTAATCCTGATGAGGTTACATAGAAATATTCCTCTTTTGAATCAATATATGTGTTTTGAACTGATGTTGGTATCAAATTTAAATTACTAAAGTAATTACTAAAATGATTTGTTTTATAGATTTTTTTTCTTATTTTAATGGAACTTAAAATATTAAAAGATGCAGAAGTTGTTATTTGAACAAGAATTGTTTGGCTATATTTTTTGACTATATCTGAAGGAGAATACTCGATAGAAATAATATTAACTTCTAAAGTTTGTTCATTGGAATTTATTAGTAAAATTGGTTCTCCAACATAAAAATAGATTTTATCAAATAGTTGAACTCTATACGTAGTCGCATTAACTTGAGATATAACATTAATATCATGATTTGTGGGAAGATTATATATCCAACTATTAAATTCAAATCTATTAAATAAATCTCTACCAAAACTTGACAGAGATATTGTATCTCCTACTCTTAAATTTGATGTTTTGGAAAAATCAATATTATCAATAACATTAACTACTCGGAATTCAACTTTAGATGTATTTCCCAATCCGACATAACTAAATGCAAATTTAGATTCTACTAAATCTAATCCAAAATCCAAAGGTTTTGTTACATTAGTAACTCCAGTAAATTGATTAATATTTTTTCCAGAGTAATTAATTGTAATGAAATCAGAATTTTTTGGTTTTACTAAAAGTGACCCAGAATTAGCAAATCCTACAGTAGAATCAACTATAATATTATTAGAATTAACTGCAACATCTTCCAATATTCTTGTCTTACCAGAAGCTTGAA